TACTAGCCATTTTAACTTACTACCTTTCAAAAATTGCTGTTATATAATCCACTACCCTAATCCACTACCATAAACGATACACCAGGTCTAACCAAAAAGACAGAGTGCATGGCCCTCTGCACTTTGTTTTAAGACAGCCCTCAAAAGATAGGTTTCATCTTGTGTCTTAAATTTTTACAAGGTGTCTGCACCGAACGAGGGACATCCGGCGCAGACTATTTATTGTACGCTCAATAAAAAAAGGGGCGCAAGCCCCTTTCTTCAGTAGTTATTATACTACTTATTACGCACCAGGTGAACCGAACACACAACGTGGATCCGAAAATCCGAAGCTGTAACGCTCACGCGCCTTAAAGCGCATATTACCTGTGTCGAAATCAGCTTCCATGTTTGTATTTAATGGAGACCGTTCGAAGTGGACAAAACCACGAGGAGCATCTGTTAAGACGAAAAACGCATCTGGATCTGTCAGGAAGTCGTTGACAGCATAGCCGTCAGGCAACATACCCATAGAACGCATAGCGTTTACGTCATTGTCTGAAGTTCCAACACGAAGGTTAGAAACCATCAGACGCTCTGCAATGAACTGAAGTTGACGTGGAATAACCAACTTAGTGCCGCGCAAAGCAACTTTCAATCCACGCTCGTCTACGAACCCAGCAATATTGATGAGCGCGTCCTCGAGTGAGGTTTCGTTAAGATCAGCAGCAACAGTAGGCTCGTTTGCTAAGACCCCACCATTTACCAAAGGGTGATTTTGGTCACAAAGTGCGACTCCATCACCACCAGAGTTTGCACCAGCCAGGAACGCATTGTTCAGGATGGATGCAGCTTTGACCTGCTTTGTGTGAGCCATTGACCGAGCAAGAGCACGAGTGTAACGAGAGCCAAGACGATCATACAGATTGTCTTCAATCGCTTCTTCAGTGATCGAGAATGCCAGAGCAATAGTCTCGTGGTTGTAACGCGCAGTATATGCTTCTTGTGCATCATCAAAGCTGACGTTAGAACCTTCAGACTTTGTTGGTGCGGCTCCGAAGCCTGACAACATTACTTCTTCTTCAAACGCTCGGTCTGAGGATTCAGTAGTGTATATCTCTGCGTGTTGATTTTCATACCGAGAATACTCCATGCCAAAGAGGGCATTGAGTCCCGGCTCCAGTTCTTTTGCTAGTTGAGCGCGAGAAATAGCCATTTTCTAATCCCCTTATACACCAGTGACACTGACAGTACCCTGAGCGATTGAACCGTTCGGAGCATTGAAGTGATTGTTAATACGAACAATCAACGGTATTCCTGCTACTGTAAAATCAGCATTCCTCGGATCGTCCATTACTCCAACAATTCGAAGCGCAAGCCCCGCGGTTGTCGCAATAGTGTTTAGATCTGCTGTGGCAGAAGAATTACCTGTTGTATCGTTACCTGTGTTACCTGTAGCGAATGCTATGTTAGCGAAAACCGCTGCACGCACTTCGGCTTCAGTGTTTGCGCCAGCTACGACATTAGACGTGGCAATCGTAAACAACTGCATAGGATTGTCGTATACAAACGCTCTGACGGGATGATTTGCATCCGCACCAGAACCAGGCCAAAAGTTTGAGAAAATTGTTTCACCAGTGACTGAACTAACGTATTCACATCCATTAAACACACCTACAATAGAGACAGTTCCGCCTGCTGCTGCTTGGAGATCATCGATCACACCAGCCGCGGTAGGAATAACTGCCATACCTTTGTAAAGTTTATTTGTGTTGCCTGAAGCGATACGGTACTCAGTTACACCAGTGGAGTTGGGTGCAGCACCCACCATGCCATACGGACGTAGTCCGAAGGCTCCATTTGCGTTAGCCATGAGTCTTTACCTCTTAAAACTACTCATTGTTGTCGCCTTTGCGACCCCCAAAACTAACCCGACTCTGCCTGTTTTGTGTCATAGGCATCGAGGGGTGTTGTTCTTTCATCATGTCTTGGTCAACAGCAGTCATTTGTTCTCGGGTCCGGACTCCGTAATACTCGGATCGTTCTTTAGCTGTTTCCACAGGAATCCGGCAAAGCATTAAGCCTCCCTGACCTATAACTCCTGCGTGCTTACCCTCATCAATAACAGGGTATTCGTAACTCGGATACTCTTCCCCGCGAACAGGCTCCCAGCCCTCACGCAAGCGCGTGTGAACATTCATGGTGTCCTCTTCGTTGCGAATCGACGTCCGAATCCAACGGTGTGAATAGCCCTCTGGGGCAGGTGGAGCATCCAATCGACTTGGAGGTGCCCACGGTTTCCTTCGCTCTTCAGTAGAACGGTTCTTCGTTGCGCGTGGAGCGCGAGCCTCAGCTTCTGTCATCTAAATCTCCTTATGGTTTAACGTATTTAGCGTACTCTTCGAGCGGAACGCCAAGACGCTTTGCCATCTGGACTTGAGATGGAGAAAGCTTGACCTTTCTGCTGCGCCCCGAATTGCGGGAAGCGGAAGTATCAGCGGTGGCGACCTGAGAACTTCCTCCCGATTTTTGACCCTTAAATTTGTGCGGAAACTCCCGACGCATTCTTGAGTTAACCTCATTGTAGTACTCGTCAGACGTAGGATCAAATCCTTCTTCTTCAACAAGCTTACGATGAATTCCAAACGCGGCGTATGTCATTACTTCGTCTTGACCAAACCACTCGTTTTTTGTGGCCCAGCTTTGCGCCTTTGGATCAGGCTCTTGCACCGGCGCTTGTTGTGCAGTCGGCGCTTGTTGTGCGGTCGGAGCTTGCCCTTGAACCTGAACTCTATCTCCCTGAGACTGCTGTCTCTGAGTAGCGATTCGATGGCGCTCTTGCTCAATTTGAATTCTGTTAAGCTCTTGCTGGGATTCAAATAACTTGTCAACGTCTCCACTGTCTTGAGCGTCCCCATATTTCTGCCTAACTTGAGCTAACTGAGATTCTAACCGAGTTCCATATTCTGAAAGATAACCACTGTCTAAAGACTGCACACGAGTTTTTAACTGATCGTTTTCATTCTTTAGCTGTTGTGCTATCCGAACGGCTTCTGTTCGATCTCGCTCTTCTTGACGGTACTTTTCAGTAAGTTTTTTTATCCGTTTCTGTACGTTTTTACTGTAGTTTTCAATCTCTTCCCCACCTGAAGAATCATCTTCAGTGATTGTAGAGGCTTCCGCACCTTCAGGAGCGTCTGGTTGAGCAACCTCAACCTCTACATCATTACCTTCTTCTTCAGTGCTTTCTTTTAAATCTTCTTCAGACATTACCGATATCCCCTGGTTCTGAAATTGTTGCGATCACCTCGTCGTCATTGAGTATGCGGATCTCTCCGCCGTCAATTTTAAAGCGTGAGCCTGAATAGCGACCAATGCATACCCAATCACCTTGTTTGCACCAGGGCTCTTCTTCCCCGAATTTAACTGGATCTTTGTACGCTAATGGGCCAACTTTTAAGACATACGCAACAACGGTAGCTAACTGTTCTCTTTCTCTAATATGATCTGGTATATAAATACCGCCGTCGGTTTTTAATTTACCTTGATACGGCATAACAAGAATCCGCCAACCCGTAGGTTTAGGCAGTCTTTCAAGTAACGATTTGTCTAAAAGAGAGGGGTCAAGAACGCGCTCGTTGGGATCAACATAGGCTTTTTCTAAGCCTTCAGGTTCTTCCGTTTTAAGTTGTTCTGTTTTTTCTTCTGCGGCAATTGTTTCCGCGACATGTTCAGGTATCAATAAAGATGGATTCGACATCGTCTTCTGAGTTCTCCAGCAGGGTTTTCATTTCTTCCCTAATAAAGGTGAGTCCCTGTAACTCACCAACTAGGCTGCGGTACGTCTCGTAATCTTGAGCAGCACCGGATGTCAGATAGGTAGATATATCATCTTGCCTAACGTTAATACGTTTATACAGCGTTTGTGCAAATTGAACAAGATCCATTATTTTTTAACTTTCTTTTGCACTGCTTTAGACAACTTATCCATATGAAACAAAGGTTGACTTGTTGATGTGTGGGTTTTACCAGACATCAACTTGCCGTTTGTTTTATGGGTAGCGCCTTTATATTCTTTTCCATTTTTTAAAAAATGTTTTTGACCCATACCCATTAAAAAATTCCTTTAAATTTTTTCCCTGAAACTTGGACGCAGCCTCCATCCATATAGCCTTTATCCACAGAGCCTCCATCCATATAGCCCTTATCCATATAGCCTCCACCCATGAGACCAACAGGCTTTTTATCCACAGAGCCTCCATCCATAAGGCCCATAAACTTTTTCCTCATACCCTCGACTTTTGCGCGGCGAGCAGACTCTTTTTTCATATCCATAGCAACAGTACCTGGGTCCATAAAAGGTCTTTTCTTATCCTTTTTCCGTTGCTTTACTTCAGATGCGCCGTCTCCTCGGCCTCCGGTTTTAGTTTTAGTTTTGTCTTTAGATTTCATTCAACTATCCTCTTCCTATTTAGTTAAATTCTTGTACTTTTCAAACGATCTTAATCCACCCATTCCGAGCATACCCAAAAGCACTGTCATTAGCGAGTCCATATCGAATACAGGGAGCGGAGGTATTTCTTTACCAGAGAGAGCCACTCCAAACAGTATGCACGGCACAAGGACATAGTGGTAAAAAAGCGCAATTGAACACGTCCAGCCCACGCTTGGGCGCCACCCAGCAACAAAAAGACTCTTGTGTTGAGACTCTGACTTATTAACTTCAATTTGGGCCATTGCAGCGGCTGCAGCTTGTTTTTGAGCCATTGTCGCAATTTCGTGAGCCAAAGCATTTTTTTGATCCTTATCTTCAACAAACTTATCTAGTAACCCAGTAACAGGCCCTATAAGAGATCCAATCAAGTTTATCATGTTCTACTCTCCCGTCTTTCTCTAGAGGGGACTTTTTCTTTGGTTTTAGCGTAGGCTTGTGCGCCAAAGAAACAAGCTGTCAATCCAGACCCGGCAACAAAATAGGTAGGAGCCACATCAGACAAAAGACTAGCAGCATTATCAAGACCAAGTATGTCACATAGTACGATCCCACTTGGGTATAAGAGCATCCCCCATAAAGAAAACCAAGCCATTTTCCTAATTTGATCTTCTTTTTTATCTGAGTTTTGTATTTGTAAAATTTGTTCAGCGCGTTCCAGTTCTTCATCAGTTATTGTTCCGTCTTGATCCAAATCTAGATCCTTGTAAATACTGTCCTTCTGAAACAACTTAGTCACTCAGAGCGCCTCGATTAGTAACAAGCCAATATATAAAGGCCACGGCCCCGCCCAACAAACCGACAATACTAACCCCAGCAATACAATAAAGAAGTCCATCCTTAAAGGCTTTTTCTCTAGCCACTTTTTTACGAACACGCTCTAGCTGCGCCTCTTCTCGACTCCGCTTCTGGTCGGCTTGGTACCTAAGAAAATCTTGATAAAGTCCGGCTCGGCCTTGATAAATGAGCATGGTTTTCAATTCTTCTTCCGCTACTTTTAGCTTCTCTAACGCCATAAAGTTTTCAAGGTCTGCGCCACTACCAGACCGACTAGCATTTTTTTGAATCTCCGCCTTACAATCAAAGTAACTTGAAAGCTCCCGCCCACAGTCCATTATATCTCGACCATTCGCTAGAGCCTCTTTAACGGTAGAGATTGCAGCATTGGCTGTGGATATTAATGCGACTGCTTCAAAAATCATGGTTAAGTCTGCCTCTGCCTTTGAATCTCAATTCTCTCTCTATTCACATCGGATCTTTGATCGGCTATCTCTTCTTGTAGCTCAAGCCTGGCTGAATCCGTTGCGGCTCGTTGC